GTGTGGCAATCGCGAGCGTTGCCAAAAGAACAAAAGCAATTGTTACGATGATGAATTCAGGAAATTTCATCCAAAGAATCTTTCCATGTTTTCACGGCAGGCAACAACTTTTGTGCTTTCCTGTTTAACCTTCCTTCATTGACAAGGTCATTCAACCCGCTCGCTATGATCCTTGCCTCGTTGCGCTGCTTCTCCAGCACCTGCGCGAGCCGATAGAGGCTCCAGCACCGCTCGCCAATCGACAACGATTGCCACTTCTCCCAGCAACCATCCGAATCAGGTGTTTTGCTTTTCCTTTTCTTTTTTTCTTCGCTCATTTTTTCTTGTGATACCAATTTGGAAAGTGACCGAAATCCCTCGGCTGCGTCACATTCTTGTTCTTCCCGCAGACATCGCACTTGCCAAAGTGCCATACACTAACTTCGCGAATTCTCTTGCCGTGCTGCTTTCCGCATTCCTCACAAGCCCAATCAGGATAGTCCTTTTTCATTTGTTCAAAAAATCGACCCATTTGTAGATTCTCTTGCTCCAATCATAGTGATCCTTCGCGTACTGCTGGAACGCCGCAGCATGGGACCGCAGCGTCGATGGATTGTGTTTGTAAAAGCTAATAACCGCTTTTGACATTTCCACAAATTCCACCTCGTCCATCGGCACCTGAACCCCGCCCAGCCCTGCGTGTTCCTCGAAATATCCAACGGGCGTTCCAACAGGCAAGCGTCCCGCCGCAGCACACTCCATCATCGGCAGTCCCGCTGCCTCCTCAATGCTGCTGCAAATCACCGCATCTACTCTGCGGTAGTACGCAGGCATACACAGATGGTTGTAGAACTGGTGCCGCACCATCGGAATTCCCAAATCACCGCATATCTTTTCGACCAAGTGCGGACGCTTGATCGGCACCCCCAAACGGTTGATCACCTCGTCCGATCCAGCATAACCAATCGATTCCATTTTCTCCACAGGTTCAGCCCAGAATTGCTGCGTGTGGATTCCGATCTCCACAACATCGGGAACCCGGCTAACCTCCCACTCCGCACACTTTTTTTGCAGGATATTCGATATCACCCCAAATCCGGCGAGCATCGGATAGAAGTCGAAATTGCTCTGCTCCTTCGCCAGCAAAATATCCCATTGACCGTGCGCTATCGTTTTGATCCTGCTCAACGGAATCCCGTGCGAATTCAATGCCATCACCGCATCGGGCATCGTCACGAACTCGTCGTAGGTGTCGGACAACAATTTCCATTCATCGACTGAATAACTCTGCGTCCAATCGAGCAGGTTTGAATAGATGCCGTGCAGATACAGTTCCTTTGCCAACCCGTGATGGATCGCCCCAAATGCCCAGCGGTTCTGTGTGTAGAATAATATTTTTTTCATTTTGATAGATAGATGTCTTCACCAACGATTTTTTGCACGGGATACAAATCCCGAATGCTTTCGCACAACTTGTCGATCTGCTCTGTGTTCCCAAACTGCGGAAGGTACTCGCACATGACCTCCCCAACCACCAGACCCTGACGCAACACCTCAATCACACCCTCCAAAACCACATGGTCATGCCCCTCGGTGTCGATCTTCAAACTCCCAATCCCATCGACTTCGTTCTCCCGGCACAACACATCGAATGTCAAACACCGCACCCTGTCCCTGCTCCAAACATCCATCACAATTTTGTGATCATTCAACAACCGCTCAACTGTCGGGTGCTTCCCACCAATCCGATTGCAACCCCTCACCCAGTACGGCAACCCATACAACCTCTGTATCCGCTCGTTGATGTACCACACATCCACATGACCGTTGTAGTGCGTCACCGCTGCATTGCACTTCACCACATTGCCGCCGCGCACCCCATACTCGTCCAGCTTGTCCAAATAATACTGTATCGGCTCAACCAACAAGTAACTCTTGTCAGGCACATACCCGCCGCGCCCGATATCAAAGTCACTTGTCCCTATGTCAACATAGTCGAATCTCATGGGTACATTTTCTCCAACGCTCCAAGTCCGTTCCCCTCGGCGTACCACCCCTTGCCCGTGTACACATCCAGCACATCCTCGAAATACTTCTCGTACATCCCGCCAACCTTCTCCAGCGTGAAATTCTGTGCCCATTGCAAACAATCGATGCTCGAAATCGCTCCCACCTCGACTGCGCGGATCGCTTGCACAAAGTCACCCATCGTTCTGCACCGATAGCCTGTCACCCCGTGCAGATTGTTCTCCGCAAACGAACCCCAATCCGTAGTGATCGTCGGTGTGCCGCTGAACAGGTTCTCGACTTGCACCCCGCCAAAAGGCTCGACATACATCGACGCAAGGATCGACCCCCGCGCCTTGCTCATTAATTCTTTCCTCTTCTTCATGTCGGCGTAACCAATGTACTCGACATGGTCGGGCAACGGATACCCTTCCTCCTTCTGCCCAGCGATCACCAACTTCACGCCTGCCGCTTGCGTTGCCTGTATCGCTACATTCACTCCTTTGCCATCGTACACCCGCCCAAGGTAAAGGAAGTAGTCTTCCTTCTCCTCGTTGCTCCTGAAGGTGAAGTCATCAGGGTCAAAGTAGTTCGGGATTACCACCTCGTACCAATCCTGACGGCAATTTCCAACTGCTTGTATCCCGCAATAAGCGTGATAAATCGCATAGCTTTCAAACACTTTCCACCTCGCCCAATGTCCACCAGCGTAGCCAATGCCCGGCTCGACGCAGATCAAGTCTGGATGGGCATCGCAAACAGGTCGAACCCCAGCACCCCAGAACGGCAGGATGAAGTCATGCTTCAGCTTGCGCTTGCCAACTTCGCGGATCGCATTCGCGTAGAAGGTACGATAGGCATGGTCGTTCGTGTCGAACTTGAAGAAGGTCTTCCGCCAATCGTGCGACCCGTAACTCTTCTGGAAGTCCTCGTTGCCAATCACGCTAATGTGTTCGGTGCATTGCAGGTTGCTGTCCTCATGCCCGTAGTGCAGCACCTCATGCCCCCGTGCTGTCATCATCTTGCCGAATTTGACAACCTTTTGGGTGTAGGCACAAGCGTTGTACTCTTTGCTCGTTACTGTGTGGGGTAGCCCCAGAATGTGAAACCTCATGTGTATGCTGCTCTCCTGATTCTATCGGTTGGAATGTGCAAAGCGTAGCATATGCCGTCGAATGCTTTGCTCTTGATAAAGTGAATTGCTTCCTCACGGTTCTTCCTCGCCATGCCCTGCGTGTAACGCCGCAGGTACACTCCTTCGTCTCGCGCATCCTGCACCGCTTGCTGAACCAGCGCACAAAGGATTCGGCGTGTAAACATGACCTCGTAGTCCTCGCTTACATTTCTCATTCGATGTACTCCGCAACTACCAACCGTTCACCGCTGGTGCTGTCCAGCCATGCCCGCGCAACACTCGACGGGTCTGCGTACCACGCCCGGACATTGACGCTTTTCCAGTAGGAATCCCACACCCAGAGTCGATTCTGCCCCGGAGGGTACAGGTACACGCACACAGCATGGGACCATTTCGCAGTCTGCACTCGCAGTACCTTTGCCTGAATGCCGTGTGCCTGTAGCCCCTTGGTCATCGCGATTGCTTCAGGCAGGCAGGCATTTCCGTACTTGCCCACCCACGGTGCTGCCGGGATAGGAGGGTTGCTGCTGCATCCGGCGAGGAGCAACGCTGCCAGTAGGTACCTCATTCCCATATAACCGGGGTGATCTCGCACCGGGCAACCCCGGAACAGGTGAATACGCCGAAATACTCGCCGGGAAACCGTGCAGACAACTTGCCTGCCTCTTCCCGCGCAGACTCCAGCGAATTGTGTATCGCTGAAGGTGAATTGCGTTGGTCAATGAACCAATAGTTGCTTCCTGTGCCGCTGGGGCGTTTTGTTAGCCGAATAACAACGCAAACTTCTCTGCTATCCTTTTGTACTTGTGTGCTTTGCTCTGTATTTTCCATATTGCTATTTATTATGTGTGTTATCTAAAGTTATGGTCTGGAAACCTGCTTTAAGTTGCTGTTGTTGGTGGGGTTGCATTTAATTGCCGGAAGGGTCGAACTAATGCCATTTTGGGTGATTCTGTACTGAATACGCATAGATATGTACATATATTGATGTTTATTCAGCGTCCTCGATGCGTTTGTTCTCTTCAAGCGTGATTGGCACTTTGCGGTCAGGAATAGCAAAGGAAATTTGCAGATTGCTTTCACCCTTGGCTTCGATCTCGACCTTGTCACCGTACTTCTTGGGAGCGAGCTTCGATGCGACCCACTTGAGTGCTTCCATGCGTAGCCTGCCAATTTGTGCATCGTGGCTGGAGAATGCTTCATCGATGATTTGCTCTGCGTAGTAGTCTGCTTGCCTTGCGCGAGCGTGTGTATATTGCTGCCTGAAGTCTTCGTGGATTTCGAGCCATTTGTAGACTTGTCGTTGTTCAGGCATATCCTCATCGCGGAGGATGGTACGGAGAGTTTCGCCATGAGCAATGCGTTCGCAGATGATGTCACCAATTTGTTGTGTGAAGGTTGAAGGTCTGCCCATTTTTTTGGGAGAAACTTTTTCTTCTGTGGTGTCATTATTTTCTTGACTCATTTGAAAATTGGTCGTTAAAATATCTTGTGCAGCGACGATGCGCTGCCCTGCGAGGTAGTGTTTATGGGGCTGGGCAGGGTTGGTAGGTAATTTGGACGATCATTTTTTCGTCCTTGCGGTGCTTGCATTTTTGTTGGTGGTATGAAGCGTCTATTGAGGCTGGGTCATCATCGTGAATGAGTCCAGCTTCTTTAAGTTGATCGGTAAGGCATTTCGTGCCTCCAACGAAATTATCGAAGTCTTGGAGTTTGGTGCTGACTCGCTCAATGCGGAGAAAAGTGCGGATTTTGCTTTTTTTTTGTGTCGGTGGAGGTGTGACCAATGGTTGGAGAGGATGGTGTTGAGGGACGGGGTCAGGTAGTTTTGGAGGTGGAGGGTAAGGGTAATACTGCCCGTCTTCGTGCAGGTGGTAATTGAGTGACTTGAGTTGATCATGTGTCCAGTTCATGTGTTGTTGACACGGGTGGCGATATCGAGGGAGATGGCGGAGAGGGTTGGGTTGAGGGTGATAGCTGCCTGAATGGACTCGATGCAGGACTCGACGGCGAGGCTCATGTTCGGGTCTGGTACGATATCGTTTTGTGCGGCGATGCGGTCGAATTCGTGTTGGAGTTTGCGGAGGTTGATGGCAGCGATGGTGGCGGAGACTGTTAGTGCGACTTCAGTCTTTGTGGGATTGTTTTTTCTCATTTCACCAATCGGATTCTGCCCATTGTTTGATAGACTCATCGAGTTGTTCGATATCATAAAAATTGTAATTTAATTTGGAATTTGGAATTTCTCCCATGTCTGCTTTCAGAGTAAATTTTGATCCATCTGTCCTTTTTCTGGTTTCACCCCGTTGAAAGCGTTCCATATTTTGTTTTAGGTTGTGTGATGGTATCCATCCGCAAATGGTAATTATGAGATTGGTTTTATTGAGCGATGTGAAAATGTAGGCATCTGGGTTGAATGCTGTTTGTGACAGAACAAAGTTGTTCACAAAATCGAGTTTTGGATCAACGGTTCTCCCCATTGTTTTCACATCGAAATTTTTCCCATGTATTGTAATATCATAGCCACCATCGTGATCGTTTCTTTTCTCCATTAGTGGAAGGTTGAACAAATACCTTATGGAATTCTCTCCAATTATTCCAACGAGTTGTTGCGCTTCGTTTCCATCGCTACCATCGTTTCTGTGTCCAAGTTTTGATTGGATAGATAGGTGGAGCGAGGAGAGAAGCACA